ATGGTGATGAAAAAACGGGGCATCCTGCGGTATTCCCATCTGAACTTGCCCGTGACCATATTCTTTCATGGAGCAATGAGGGTGATACTGTTCTTGACCCATTCATGGGTTCGGGTACAACAGGACTTGCTTGTGAGCAGACTGCCCGAAACTTCATCGGCATAGAGCTTAACCATGACTACTTCGCCATTGCGGAGAAAAGAATAAATAATCGGAGGTGAGAGCCTTATGCTCCTGACGTTTCAGGATTACCAGACCGCCGTGGAGAAGGGCAAGCAGATCACCTTCATCCGTGACGCCATCGAGCAGCACCGGAAAAGCGACGCATACGAGATCGCCGTCATGGCGGACGAATACGACGCCCAGCAGAACCGGACCATCAAGGAGACGGTGCGCCGCATTTACAGCATGGCAGGCGTTCCTGTGGAGGATTTTACCGCCAGCAATAACCGCATCGCCTGCAACTTCTTCCGCCGGCTACTTACGCAGCGCTGTACATACTCCCTGGGCAACGGAATCACGTTCGACACCGACGGCGTGAAGGAAAAGCTGGGTGACAAGTTCGACACGGACCTGTACAACGCCGCGTATAACGCGCTGAAGCACTCGGTGAGTTTCGGATTCTGGAACGTGGACCGGCTGCACGTCTTCCCGCTAACGGAGTTTGTGCCGCTGCTGGACGAAACCGATGGCACGCTCCGCGCCGGCATCCGATTCTGGTCGCTCGACTGGAAGCAAAAGCCCGTGTTCGCCGTGCTCTACGAGGAAGACGGCTATACAAAGTTCCGGTCGAAGGGCAAGAGCGGCCTTGCGCTGGAGGAATACGAGCCGAAGCGTGCGTACCGGCAGACCATCGCCCACACAGACGCCGGCGGCGACGAGGTCATCGGCGAGGAAAACTACAGCGCACTGCCCATCGTCCCGCTGTGGGGGAACAAGCTACACCAGAGCGCCCTCGTGGGCATGCGTGCGGCGATTGATTCCTACGACCTCATACAGTCGGGCTTTGCCAACGACCTGACCGACTGCGCCCAGGTTTACTGGCTGATCGGCAACGCCCAGGGCATGCAGCCCGATGAAGTGCAAGCGTTCATGGACCGCATCCGTCTGGCCCATGTGGCGCTGGTGGACGCGGAGAACAGCACCGTGACCCCGTACACGCAGGAGATTCCCTACAATGCCCGGGAGGCGTACCTCAACAGGATCGCCAATAGCATTTATAAGGATTTCGGCGCCTTCAATCCCGAGGATGTCGCCGCCGGCAACGTCACCGCCACACAGATTAACGCGGCCTACCAGCCGATGGACGAAGAAGCGGACGACTTCGAGTATCAGATCATCGAATTCATCCAGCAGATTCTCCGGCTGCAGGGCATCGAGGCCATGCCCCAGTTCAAGCGGAACCGCATCTCCAATCAGCTTGAACAGGTGCAGATAGTCATGCAGGAAGCCAACTACCTGGACGATGAAACCGTGCTGTCGCTGCTCCCCAACATCACGCCGGACATGATCGAAGCCATACTGGCCCGGAAGGATGAAGAAAACGCCGACCGGCTGGAATTGGAGAATGAAGCCCTTCGGCAGGAGAACGACGCGCTTAAACAGCCCCAGGAGGAAACGCAGGAGGCATAACCCATGATCGACTACGGCACGCGGCACACCGACCTCGCGCTCAAGCGCCTGGAAGCCCGTCTGCGGACCGTATACCGGCAGGCCGAGAAGGACATCGCCGCCAAGACAGAGGACTTCTGGAAGCGCCACGCGGCCCGTGACGAGAAGTACCGCCAGCAGGTGGCCGACGGCAAACTGTCCAAAGAGGACTACGAAGCCTGGCAGCGCGGGCAGGTTTTTCAGGGCAAACAGTGGGAAAGCAAGCGGCAGTCTGTCGAGGACACGCTGTATAACGCGGATTCAACGGCCCTGCAGATGATCAACGACGGCAAAATGGACGTATTCACCGCCGGCGCGAATTACATGGGCTACGAGCTGGAGCAGCACGGGCGCATAGACACGGGCTTCAACCTGTACGACGGCCCGACCGTCACCCGCCTGCTGAAGGACGATCCGCAGATTCTCCCCAAGGCCCGCGTAAAGAAGGAAAAGGCATACGTCTGGTACAACAAGCTGGTCAACAACTGCGTGCTGCAGGGCATCATCCAGGGCGAGAGCATCAATGAAATCGCCGCGCGCATCGGCAGGACTACCGGCGAACGCACGGAGAGCGCCATGAAGCGGAACGCTCTGACCGCGTACACGGGAGCGCAAAATGCGGGCCGCATCGAGGGCATGAAGCAAGCCCAGCAGATGGGCATCGACGTCAAAAAACGCTGGATTGCCACGATGGATTCCCGGACCCGCGACGCCCACCGCGACCTTGACGGCCAGGTGCAGGATGTGGACAAGCCCTTCAAGAGCAGTCTGGGCGACATCATGTACCCCGGCGACCCCAAGGCCAAGCCCGGCAACGTGTACAACTGCCACTGCGCCGTCGGCAGCGTCTACCCCAAATACCCCGCCGCCATGACCCGCCGCGACGCCGAGACAGGCAAGGTGGTGGGGGACATGACGTATAGGGAATGGGAGGCGATGAAGAAGGGCGGGGGACAGGCGTTGGAGTTTCAAATTGATGATAAACCCAAAGTGGGCAACGAACCCGACGACGAATTGGTGCGTTTCGGTTCTGCGCTACAGGGAGCGTCCAATGCTGCTGAATTTTGGATGAATATGGACGCTAACCAAATGGACGCCTTTAATGCGTCTGGCGAAAACATCTATGATTTCTACAATCGGTTGCATGATAAAGCGTCCCCCGAAACGCTGGAAATGCCGGAATGGAAGCCTGACGCACCGGGAGGCGCAAGCAATTATCAATTGTCACACGATTATTCGGAAAGCAGAATTGATGTGAGTCAAATACCGGCCCGAAGCGAAGGCTGGATGGCTGGCGCGGAGACCACAGGCATTATCAATGTCCGTGAGGGCGGATTTGATGATTGGCAATATGTCATAGGTCACGAAGCCGGACACCAGCTTGCCAACTACAATCCCGAATTGCAGAGAACAATCGTCGACAATCCAGGCGGGCTGCTTGGGCGGTACAACCAAAAGCGCGGCTTTTTTGATGGCGCATTTGGCGAGTACAATGCCGAGGAAGCATGGGCAGACGCAGTATCATCCTACGTCAATTCTCCGCGACGTTTTCAGGAACAATACCCTGAATTATATGACGCGGTTGACGGCTTTTTCAAATCGTCTCCGAGTGCGCGGGATTTCATAGACCGTACATATGCGGCATACAGAAGGGCGGTGGGATTATGATGCACAGGGTTATGTGCCTTGACACAAAACAAGCATTTTGGTTCAAAGCACAAACACCATACCTCGCCATGAAAGCACTGATTTATTATCTGAATTTGAGCCATAGAGACACAACGGCAAAGGTTGAAAAAACCGAATCAGGCCGTTTTCTTTATACGGTTCACAACGGCAAAACGTGGAGCGTGAGTAATCAACATGGCAACAAATGACTTCACCGACAATTCCTCCGCCGTCCTCTCCGCCGCCGACGCGGCCATCGCCCGCGCCCTTGAGATCATCGGCGGCACGATAGAGACATATGCGAAGGAGCTTGTCGCGCCGCTCGGCCCCAAGGGCAACCCCATGAACCGCGCGATTTCTTCCCAGCTTCGAAACAGCATCACCCACATATCGGACGGAAAGACCGTGACCGTCGGCAGCAACCTGCCCATGGCCGCATATGTGGAGCTCGGCACCGGTAGGGAATACCGGCTCTCCGCTGAGTGGATCAACAACACCGTCCAGCAGGGGCCGCACTCCGGCCTCGACCACTGGATTTTCTACGACGAACGGAAGCAGGAGTTCCGTGTCGGCCTCCCCATGAAGCCGACGCCCTTCCTCCGCCCTGCGGTGGAGGAACACAAGCAGGAATACGAAAACATCCTGCGCAGCGAGCTTCAGAACGGATAAACCCCACATCCCCGGCGTTTATCCTATGAAAAATGCGATATAAACCCCACATTTGGCAGGAAAAGTGTTGACCGGCGCTTTCCTGCCCTTTCCTTCGATAAATCCAGCGTCCGACGGGGCGCTGTTTTTATACCGTAACGTATTGTCACGGTTTCACAATATCCTAGGGTAGCACCCGTAACAGCGAGAAAGGATAAACACATGATTGACTTTGAAGCACTCATTACCAAGCACGCGGGCGACGACGGCAGCATCCCTGCCGGCAGCATCGCCAAGATTGTGTCCGACATCAAGAGCGCCGTGGGCCGCGACTTCGTGGACAGGAAGCGGTACAACGACAAGCTGGACGAGATCACGAAACTCGAACAGGAAAAGGCCGACGCCGAGGATATCGCCACCAAGGCCGGCAACTGGGAGAAGAAGTATAACTCCCTCAAGGATCAGTTCGACACTTTCAAGGCCGACACCGACGCCAAGGAGAAGCTGTCCAGCGTCAAGGCTGCCTATCGAAAGCTGCTCGAGGACGCAGGAATCGACAGTAAGCGCCTGGACACCATCATCCGTGCAACCGTCTTCGACGGCATGAAGCTGGGCGACGACGGCAAACTGGAAAAAGCCGACGACCTCAAAAAGGCCATCGAGAAGGACTGGGCTGACTTCAAAGTCACCACCGGCACCAAGGGCGCTGACGTGGAGAACCCGCCGAAGAACCAGGGCAACAATGGCGCAAACAGCCGCGCTGCCGAGCTGGCGAAGCAGTTCCACGAGCGCCGCTACGGCAAGGCTCCTGCCGCTGATGGAGCCAACAACGACTAAAACGAGGTGAAAAGACATGAGCTTCATTTCTACCCCCCTGACCGGCAAGGGCTGGGAAGCCGGCTGGTTCCTCGTCGATAACGAGGACTGCACTCGCATGACCACCACGATCGCAGCGAACCATGCACAGGTCGTGACCCGCCCCGACGGCACGAAGTATGTGCCCGCCGGCGCGATTGTTCCCGCCAACGGCGCGACCGCCAAGGGCATTCTGTATGAAGACGTCGACGTGACCACCGGCGCTATGCCCGGCAGCATCGTGACCCGTGGCGCGGTCTACACTGACCGCCTGCCCGCCGCGCCTGTCGCCGCCGCCACTTCTGCCCTGACCGGCGTCACTTTTGTGGCAACCTCCCCGGCTGTTACCCGCCCCAACTTCGGCGAAGAATAAAAAGAGGTGAAACGACATGAGCATCTTCCGTGATAACGTGCTCGGCTTCATTCCCGAGCAGGACTGGCTGACCGTGGGCTTCGACGTCACCCGCCCCGGCGACCCCATCGATTCCCTGTTCGGCGACGAAAAGACCGACAACCTGGTGGCCTACTGGCAGAGCATCGCCAATGAGTACCAGATCCCCGTGATGGCCCAGTTCCACGGCTTCGATACCGAGGCGCAGAAGACCTTCCGCGTGCCCATCGATACCCACAACATCGAAAAGGGCCTGATCAAGGTCAAGATGAACACCTCCGAGCGCCTGCGCGAGCTGACTCGCTCCGGCGTCCAGGGCGACCAGAATATTTATGACTATGTCATGAACGACGGCCTGCGCCTGGCAGACCAGGTCGTCACCCGCACCAAGGTGGCGAAGAACGAGCTGCTGGCCACCGGCAAGGTCACCATCAAGGAGAACGACCTGGACATCACCGTGGACTACGGCGTGCCCGCCGCCAACCTGGCGAAGACGCTGGACTTTGGTGCCGGCGCTTCCGCGACCATTCCCGAGCAGCTGCAGGCGCTGGTCGACGAAACCACCGCGAAGGGCATCAGCCTGACCGGCATGGTTCTGCCCCGTGCTGTCCTGACCAAGCTGCGCCAGAATGAAGCCGTGCAGAAGGCCGTCAACGGCGCTCTGATGGTCGGCCAGCTGGTGCGCAACAGCGACCTCCGCGCCTACCTCAACGAGGAATACGGCATCTCCCAGGTCATCACCAACGACCTGACCTACAATGT